CCAGAGTGTTTAGTTTACGATGATTAATGGAACAAGTATCAGGTCTTTATAATCCCGGTTTTGTTGGGAGTCAGTTTCACTGGTGGATTGGCCAAGTTGCTAACTCCGGAACGTGGCGTGATAATCAACCCAACTCCTTCTTTCTTTTTAGAGGGGACATACCGGGGTGGGGATACAGATATAAAGTAAGAATCATGGGTATCCATGACGCTGGTGAGGCGATCATACCCTCTGATCAACTACCATGGGCACAAGTAATGTACCCAATCACTGCTGGTGGTGGTCATGGAGGATCTTTTCAAACTCCCGGAATCAAACAGGGTAATTTTGTCTTTGGTTTTTTCCTTGATGGTTCTGATGAGCAAATCCCAATCATCATGGGAGTATTAGGGAATAATGCAAAGACCATTATTGGTGAAATCTCATCAAAGGAGAATGATGAAAAAGGTTTTGGGCCTAAAAGTGGTTATGATTCTGATACAACAATAGCAGCTGATGATCAGTTGATGACAGAGGAACCATCATCTGTTTGTACGATAGAGTCTAGTGATGCAAATAATAAAGAAAATTGTGCTGATAAAAATAGAAAAGAAGTCATGGATAAAGAGACACCAATAGAGTGTCCAAAGCATGGAAATACATTAACCTCCATGCAAACCCACATGAGTAATTTTCAAAAAGATTACCAAAAGATTATGGGTCAATTAAATGACTATGGAACTGCTGCAGCATCAAAAAATATAATCACTAATATAAATGAACAAGCAAGAATAGATGCCTTAATTGAAAAGACATCAAAATTATCTGCGAAATCACTGACACCATCTCTTAATAATACTCAAAATTTTTTAAGTCAAAAATTAAATGACGTAACAAGAAGTATTGATAAACTTGCAAATATTACAGATAGGTTAGATATTCTTGAAGCAAATAATGAGGCACAGGGTAAACTTGGTTGTGTATTCAATAAAATAAAGGGTGATCTTGCTCGATTGATAGCTGCCGGAATCAAAAAGTCATTAGCAAAAAAACAAAATCGAACTCCACAAAACGTAAATCAAACAAGACCGCAAGGAGGTAATTCTGGATTAATTCCACCGATTCCACCAGAGGGATTTTACACACCTACTAATCCTTGTGAGACTGAGGATATTATTGCAGATGTATTTTCAAATGTGATGGGGGATATTACTCAAGGTTATCAAGATGTAATTACACCACTAGCAACTGGAACAGGATCATCATCTCAAGGGAGATTGGCAAGTGTATTATCGCAAGAAAATGTTATTACAAATTTAGAGAATGGAAAACTATTTGGAGGTTTAGCATCCGCTTTAGGTGCTGGAATTGGAATTAGTGCAGGTCAATCTGGTGCAATTACAAGCGCACTGAAATCAGGAAATTACGCAGCAGCATTGACATCACTTGTTGATTTTTCTGGTAGTAACGCAGCTATAGGTGGATTATCAACAGCACTTCAGTCAATTGATAATGGTGACATAGTTGGTGCTTTTCAGGGATTATCTGGGCCTCTTGGCATAGATTCAAAATTAATGGGTGCGGTTGGTGGTGCATTGGGTGCAATTAAAGGTGGAGATATAGGGTCATTAACAAACGCATTAGGAAACTTAGGTGGTGCAGCACCACAGATATTAACTGATGTTTTAGGTGGTAGATTACCTTTATCTGGTATCGATGTAGGTGGATTTGGTGCATTAGGTGGATTAGATTTTGATCTTGCACTCGCATCAACTTTTATGTCAACAGCAGCAGCGTTTTTAGAATGTGATCCTCCTGATGAGTGTCCCGTAAATGATACTCATACACTTAGTGGTGGTGGAAAATCAAAAGATGAATCTAAAACAGAGAAAGTAAACAATACAAATATTATGGATAAAGTCAAGGAAGGAGTCGAATCGACCGGTATTCCGACAGATTTACCATCAGGATCTTTCGGTATCTCTCCAGAGGGAGCACAACAAGCTCTTACTAATCGTCTTAATGCACCAAGTAGGGCGAGTAGATTAACTGGTATCCCAGATAATTTAGAGGCAGGATCGTTTGGTATTTCTGAAGCAGGAGCATCAGAGGCACTCACGAATCGTGTTGAAAGTCAAACTGGTATCCCTGCTAACTTACCAGAGGGAGCGTTCACTGTAACACCAAAGAAGAAGTTTAATGCACCAAAAATTACTAAGGTTGAAGTTGAAGATCCATCAACAACTTTTACTTCCATATCAGAGGATGGGCCATTTACAACAACCTTGACTGAAACAAGAGTTGATTTGGGAAATGGAAACACAAGAGTCATAAAAAGTGAAAAGACAAAGGGAGGCATCACTAATAAATCATCAGGTGCAGATAAAAAAATTTTTTGGAAGAGGAGGTTTGAAAGTGGTGTTGAATCATTTAATAGAACAAAAAATCCTAATATTAAATTTAGATTAATTGATAGAATAAACTCAGATGGAAGATCAAATGCTTTATATCAAGGCACGACTTGGAAAGATTATGATTGGAATGCCCTCACTGAAGAGCAAAAAAATAATCCAAATCTTAAACTCATTGATGTTCCCTTTTTTAATTAATCATGGCAATAGCACCAATCTCAAACGATAATATTAAAGTTGGTTACATCAGCGAAGATGATGGATATGTCAAGGGGAAGTCGATTGCTCAAGCAAATGCATATGAGGCAATCAATCCGGGCACGACTTACATATTTTTAAATGGTGATAATAAGGTAGAATATCTTACCATAGATGAAGTAAATAAATTAACTTCAAAGAATCTACTTAGAACTGATCCATGTAAAGTAGGCCCACAACCATGTCCTCCACCTACACTTGAATTTTTTGGTGGTGGTGGAATAGGCGCAGAGGCAAATCCTGTTGTAGATCGTCAAGGTAATCTTCTCGCTGCTGATTTAGTAAATGGTGGATTTGGATATGAGACACCACCATTTGTAACTGTTGTTGATCCGTGTCGTAGTGGCAGTGGTGCTGTTTTAAATACTGAGATTAGAGATGGTGTCGTTATAAGAATAATCATAAACGAAACAGGCACAGGATATTTACCACCAAAAGAAACAGCACCTCAATATCCGGCCATCTTACAATTATCTGAGGTAAGAGTTGATAATCCCGGAATAAATTATGATTCAGGTAACGATGAGATTGTGATTGAACCAGCAAACGGAGCTCAATTATCATATACAGTAGAACCATTTGGAAAAATATCAGGAGTAAAAGTATTAAGATCTGGTAATTTTACAGAATTACCAAATATTAAAATGAATACTCAAACTGGGGTAAATGCAACGTTCACTCCTGTTTTTGATGTGGTTCGCGACCCATTACCTGTAGAACCAGTTGCAAAAGATATTGTTCAAGTATTTGATCTTGTTGGATTAAATATAAATGGATATGTTGGTGGTAAAGAGTATTATGGTAATGTATATTTCAAAGATGGTGTTAAGTTTGCTGGAACGTCAACAAGATCAGGAACAAATATTAGAGTATTTGAATCAAGGGAAGCAAGTATTAGTGGTGTAAACGTTCCAGTCACGAGAACTGTGAGACAAGATCAAACAATCAGAACATCAACAACCCCAACCACTGAAACAGAGACAGTCACACCTGAACCCTCAATCACTCAACCATCAACTTATGTTCCTCCTTCACCATCTCCGTCACCGGCACCATCTCCTGCTCCAGCACCAAGTCCTGCTCCGTCACCGTCACCAGCTCCTAGTCCAACTCCACCACCATCACCACCACCAAGTGGAGGAGGTGGATATGGAGGGTACTAAATATTAAT